CCCCGGCATGAGCGGAACTGCCAACCCGCACCGGGGCGAGGCCGCGCTGACGATCCACGGAACGCAGCATGTCCTGCGCCCCAGCTTCGCCGCGCTGGTCGCCGCCGAGGAGGAGCTCGGCCCGCTCTTCGCGCTGGTCGAGCGCGCTGCCGCCGGACAGCTGCGGCTGGCCGAACTGGCGGCGCTGTTCTGGCACTGCCTGGCCATGCGTGAAGGCCTGACCCGCGACGATCTGGGTCAGGCCGTGATCGCCATGGGCCTCGCCGAAGCCAGCAAGCCGCTGCGCACCCTGCTCGCCCAGATCCTCCAGGGCGAGGCCCGGCAGGCGCAATGAGCACCGGGCCGGACAGGCAGGCCTTTGGCCCGGGAGCGGCGCGGCTGGCGGGGCTGGCCGGGCGGCTGCTCGGCTGGCGTCCGGACGAGTTCTGGCGTGCCACCCCGGCTGAACTCGCCGCAATCCTTGCCCCTCCTAACGCCGCTGCCGCCAGCCCGCTGGACCGCAGCGAACTCAACCGCCTGATGGAGCGCGACCATGACTGATCCGGTCGATAGCCTGATGATCGACGTGCGGGCCAATACCCAGGGCTTTGCGCAGGACGTTGCCGCGATGCGCGGCAGTTTCGACGGGCAGCTGCTCGACGGCTTCGCCAAGGCCGGCGACGTGCTGGAACGTGGGCTGGTCAGCGCGCTGCGCAAGGGCAGCCTCGGCTTCGAGGACCTCAAGCGCATCGCCTTCAACGTGATCGACCAGATCGCGGCCCAGGCGATCCGGTCGCTCTTCGCCGCCGCCCCGGCCAGCGGCTCGGGCTCCGGCGGACTGGGCGGCCTGATCGGCTCGCTGCTGGGCGGCGGGTCGCCATCCGGCGGCGGCCGAGGTTCCGGGCTTGGCGGGCTGATCGGCTCGATCCTCGGCACGATCTCCGGGGGCTCCAGCCAGGGCAGCGGCGGGCTCGACAGCGCGATCGGTTCGATCCTCGGGATGAGCGCGCAGCGCGATTCCGGGGGTGGGCTGGACGGGCTGATCGGCGCCATCTCGGGCATCGGCAACAGCCCTGCCCCAACTCCGGGCAGCGGTGGCCTCGGCGCACTGGTCGGCGCGATCATGGGCCTGCCCGGGCGCGCCACCGGAGGGCCCGTCTCGCCCGAGCGGCCCTTCGTGGTGGGTGAGCGCGGACCGGAACTGTTCGTGCCCAGCAGCGCCGGGCGGATCGAAACCGCTCTACCGCAGGCCCCGCGCGACGTGCGCGTGGCGATCACCATCGCTGCGCCGCCCGGGACCAGCGCTCCGCAGGCGCTGCAACGCTCCAGCCGCCAGGTCGCCAGCGCCGTGCGCCGCGCGCTCGGCAGCCTTTGAACCAACAGGACTAAACTCATGGCCTTCTGGCTCGCCACCCGGCGCAACGGGCAGGACAGCGACTGGATCCAGCGGTTCGATCCGCTCTACTGGACCGTCAATTTCCCGCGCCCGATGCTCGCCTCGCTCGTCACCACCGCGCCCGACGCGCTGCGCGTCGATGCGGTGTTCATGCGCCAGGGCGATCTCGCCGGGATTATCTGGGACAGTACCGACCGGCTCGACCACCCGCTGCTCGCCTACGCCACCGACCGCGACTATTCGCGCACCACGCTGTCGTTCCGCTGGCGCTCGGGCGGGGTTGTCCCGCTCGACGCGGTCAATGGACCGACCCTCACGATCGAGGGCCGCGATGCCAGCGGCGCGGCGCGGGCGTGGTACGTGCGGCTGTGGAACTATGCCACCGGCACGGCCGAGGATGCGCAGATCGTGCTGCCGTTCTCGGCACTCGACGGCGGGTTCCTGCTGCCGGGCGAGGCCGACCCGGTCCATCCCGCCGCGATTGAGCGGATGTTCATCTCGCTGGTCGCGCCCGGCTATTCGGGCGGGAGCGAGGAACCCTTCGCCACCCCGGTCGAGGGCTGGGCGGAGATGAGCGAGATTCGCTGCACCGGCCACCGCGCCATGCTGGAGATCGGCGACGTGGTTGTGCCGCCGCATGGCCTGGCCATGGCCACCGCCTACGACGATTGCTGCAATCAGGCCCCGGCGCGGCTGGTGCGCAATGCCCGCCAGCTCGGCTATCGCGGCAGCCTGCTGCACTATGTGGGGATGAGCCACTTCATGCGGCTCCTGCCTGTCGCTGGCGGCTTCTCGGTCAGCACAACCGGCAGCCTGCTGAGCACCCCCGCGCAGGCTTGGCACCGCGCCTTCTTTGCCGCGGCGGTGGCCACCGGTTTCGAACCGATCGCCTCGCTGTCCTACGAGCTTCTGGCCCAGTATTGCCCGCCCGCCTGGCAGCAGCGCGCCTATGACGGCAGCCCGGCCCGCACCGGGTGGGAGCCGCCTTCTGCCCTGCTCTCCCCGGCCAGTGCCCCCGCCATGGCGTGGCTGCAAGGCGTGGCGGCCGAATTCGTCGCCCTGCTGCGCGAAGCGGATGCGCCGGTGCGCTTCCAGATCGGTGAGCCCTGGTGGTGGATCACCGCCGATGGCCGCCCCTGCATTTACGACGCCGCGGCTCGAGCCGCGCTGGGTGGGAGTCCGGTGGAAATCGCCGACCTGCGCGCATCACTTTCGGCAACGCAGAAGGCGCTGCTCGACGCGGCGGGCGCGCTGCTCGCCACCTCGACCGCCGCGCTGCGCGATGCGGTGCGCGCCGCTGCCGCGCCGGACAGTACCGAAGTGCTGCTGCTGGTGTTCCTGCCATCGGTGCTCGACCCCGCGATGCCCGAAGTGCGCCGCGCCAACGCGCCCATCGGCTGGACGAGTCCCGCCTATGACCGGCTGCAGTTGGAGGACTATGACTGGCTCACCAGCGGCAGCGATGCCCGCCGCCGCGCCGCCTATGCCGCCGCGACCGCGCGGCTGGGCTATCCGGCCGAGGAGCAGGATTACCTAGCCGGGTTCGTTCCCGCCGGAGCCGATCCGGACCTGTGGCGGCGGATCGATGACGGGATCGACGAGGCGCTCGTCCGAACCCCGCACGAATGTTTTGTCTGGGCCCTGCCCCAGGTCTGCCGCGACGGCTTCGTCCGGCTTCCCCAACCTCAGGAGGACGCGATGCAGCCGTTCGACGATGTCAGCTATCCGCTCGCGCTGGGGCGCGACGCGATGGTCACGCCGGAATTCTCGACCAGCGTTTCAGTCACCGCGTCCGGCTTCGAGCGGCGCAGCAGCCTGTGGTCAAACGCCCGGCTGCGCTTCGACGTGGGCCCGGGCATCCGCTCCGAGGCGGAACTGGGTGAGTTGATCGCATTCTTCCGCGCTCGGCGCGGCGCGGCGCGCGGTTTCCGCCTGCGCGATCCGTCGGACTTCAGTTCAAACGGGATGACGAGCACACCCACCGCCGCCGACCAGCTGCTCGGGGCAGGGGATGGCGCCCGCTCCAGCTTCGCGCTGGTCAAGCGCTATGGCGATGGGGATGCGGCGCAGCTGCGGCGGATCACCCGCCCGCTCGCCGCCAGCGTGCTTGTCAGCATCGATGGCGCACCGGCGAGCGGCTGGACGCTGGAACCGGGCGGCGTGGTGGTCTTTGCCACTCCGCCAGCCGCCGGAACCGAAGTGCGTGCCGGCTTCCTGTTCGACGTGCCGGTCCGATTTGCCGAAGACCGGCTGGAAGTCTCCGGCGCAGCTTTCGCCGCCGGTGAAGCCCCCAGCGTCCCCGTCATCGAACTGCGCGAGGACTGGCAATGAGCCGCGTCTGGTTCAGCGAGGAACTGGAAACCGTCGCCACCTTCTGGCGGGTCATGCGCCGCGACGGAGTGGCGCTCGGCTTTACCAGCCACGACCGCGACCTGTGGTTCGAAGGCGTACTCCACCGCGCCGCGCCGGGCATGGTGCCTTCCGCGATCCGCCGTTCCGCCGATTTCGAGCCGGATTCCGCGGAAGTCGAAGGCGCGCTCAGCCACGCCGCGATCTCCGCCGAGGACCTCGCCAACGGCCGCTACGATGGCGCGGTCGTCCAGATCGGCGTGGTCGACTGGGAAAGCCTGGAGCAGCACACGATCTATCGCGGCACGATCGGCACCGTGGCCGAGGAAGCCGGCAGCTTCACCGCCGCGCTGGTCTCGCGCAAGGCCGAGCTCGCCCGTGATCCCGTGCCGCGCACCAGCCCGAGTTGCCGGGCCGCCTTCTGCGGCCCTGGCTGCACCCTGTCGGCAGCGCGCTTCACGCACGAAGCGCTCCTTGCTGCGTGGGACGCCGAGGCCAATGCTGCCACACTCGAATGCGCCGCCAGCGCGGCGCAGCTGGCGGGCGGGACCCTCCGCTGGCTGGAAGGACCGCTCGCGGGCTTTACCCTGGGGATCGCCGGAACAACCGCTGGCGGCGCCGTTGTTCTCGATACGCCGCTCGACGCCGCGCCAGCAATCGGAAGCCGGGCGCTAGTCCGGGAAGGGTGCGATCGCACTCTGGAAACCTGCGCAGACAGGTTTGCCAATTCGGTGAATTTCCAGGGTGAGCCGTACCTTCCTGGCAATGACCTGGTCACCCGATACCCTTCGCCCAGCGCATGACGGCGAGCGACCTTGCCGCTGCGGCACAGGGTTTCATCGGTGCGCCCTTCCGCCTCCATGGACGCGATCCGGCCAAGGGCATCGACTGCATCGGGCTATTCGCGGCAGCCATGCGTCAATGCGGCCACACGGTTAAGGTCCCATCGGGCTACGCCTTGCGGCTCAGCTGCCCGGCCGAATGGCTACCCGACCCGGCCTCCTATGGTTTCACCCAGGCAAGTCCGACTGCGGCACCCGGCGACGTCGTCTTGCTCAGCCCCGGTCCGGCACAGCTTCATCTCGCGATCCAGGGGCCGGACGGACTGTGGATTCACGCTCACGCGGGCCTACGCCGGGTCGTCGCCCAGCCTTCCTTGCCAGCAGGCGAGGTGGTTGGCCGATGGCGGCTGGCCGACGAATTCTGAAGGAACACCAATGGCCACCCTAATCCTCTCGACCATCGGCTTCACAGTTGGCGGACCGATCGGCGGCGCAATCGGCGCCTTTGCCGGTCGGCAAATCGACCTTGCGATCTTTGGTTCCGGCAAGACGCGCGAAGGCCCGCGCCTCAACGAGCTTTCGGTCAGCACCTCCAGCTATGGCCTTCCGGTTCCGCGCCATTTCGGGTCGGTCCGCGCCGGCGGGCAGATCATCTGGGCGACCGACCTCGTCGAACACCGCGACAAGCAGGGCAATGGCAAGGGCAAACCCTCCACCGTGACCTATAGCTACACCGCCTCGTTCGCGGTGGCGCTGTCGAGCAGGCCGATCGCGGAGATCGGCCGCATCTGGGCGGATGGCAAACTGCTACGCGGCGCCGCAGGCGATCTCAAGGTCGGGGGCGTGCTGCGCGTCCATACCGGCGAGGGCGACCAGGAGCCCGATCCGCTGATCGCCGCTGCCGAAGGCATGGCCGCCTGTCCGGCCTATCGCGGGCTTGCCTATGCCGTTTTCGAGGATCTCCAGCTCGGCGACTTCGGCAATCGCATTCCGGCGCTCAGCTTCGAGATTCTCACCGGGGGCAGCACCATCAACATGGCCGATCTGCTGGAAGGCGTGGTGGAGGATGTCGACGCCGACGTGCCGCTGGACGGGCTGGTCGGGCTATCCTGCGAAGGGCCGGTGGGCGAGTTGCTCGCTGCGCTCGATCCGCTCTTTCCCGCCGACTGCGATGCCTGCGACGCCCGCCTCGCCATCCAACCCGACCGCGCCCAGACAGCGGCGATTCCGTTGGCCGAAGCCGCGACGTCCGACAGCCGCGAGGACTTTGGCGGCAATGCCGGCTTCGCCCGCAAGCGCGCCGCCTCCGACGGACAGCCGGTCGCCGTACTGCGATATTACGACCTCGAGCGCGACTATCAGCCAGGTGCCCAGCGCGTTGCGGGGCGCCCCCTTCCCGGCCAGCCGCGCGTGCTCGAACTGCCCGGGGCAATGACTGCGACCGCAGCGCGCCAGCTGGTCCGTCAGGCGTCCGGTCGCGTGAACCGGGCTCGCCAGACGGTCTCGTGGCGGGTAACCGAGCTTGACCCCCAGGTCCGCCCGGGCGCGATTGTTACCCTGCCGGGTCACCCGGGTTACTGGCGCGTGCGCGACTGGGAATGGCGCGCACACGGCATCGAACTGACCCTGGTGCGGGTTTCCGCAACGGGGCAACTCGCTGGCGGAGCAGATCCCGGGCGCGCGGCTCCGGCGGCTGACTATGCCCCATGTCCAAGCCAGCTTGTCGCCTGCGAACTGCCCTGGGACGGCAACAGCGCCACTCCGGTACCCCTGTTCATTGCCGCGCTGTCCGCCGCCAACCCCGGCTGGAGCGGGGCCAGCGTACTGGGCGACTGGGGTGACGGCACACTGGAGCCGATTGGCACAAGCGGGAGAGCAAGGGCCGTGCTGGGCAATGCCGAAGGGGCCCTGGCCCCCGCCTCGCCGCTGCTCTTCGACCGGCACAGGGCGGTGGTCGTCCAGCTTGCCGCACCTGACCTCAGCTTGGCCAATGCCACGATGCACCAGCTCGCGCAGGGCGCCAACCGCGCCCTGCTAGGCGAGGAGATCATCCAGTTTGCCTCGGCCGAGGCGCTGGGCGAAGGACGGTGGCGGCTCTCCGGGCTGTGGCGCGGACGCGGCGGTACAGAGCAAGCGGTGGCCAACCACCTCGCCGAAGAACCCTTCCTGCTGCTCGACGGCACCGGTTTGCAGATCGATCCGGCAACGCTGAGACCCGGGGCTCTAGAAGCCTTTGCAGCGATCGGTCTGGCCGACGCCGCGCCAGTCACTGCGCCTATCCTGCTCCGCGGCATCGGGGCGCGACCGCTTGCCCCGGTTCATGGAACAGCTCGAACTCCTTCGGGAGGCGGCGTTCAGCTCAGCTGGACGCGCCGGGCGCGCGGCGCCTGGGACTGGCCGGACGAGGCCGATACCCCCCTCAACGAGGCAATCGAAGCCTATCTCGTCAGCTTCGGAACGGAGGCCGGGCCGGTCTCCAGCTGGGAAACTGCGGAACCGGGCTTGCTGATCTCCTCCGGAGACCTCGCTTCCCTGGTGGCGGCGGCTCCCGGCGGGCGGTTCTCGATCCGCCAGCGCGGCGACCGCGCCATGTCGGACACCCTCGTCCTCGATCTTCCCTGACCTTTCCGGAGAATGCTGATGCCCGATCCCCTGTTCGATGCCCGCACCCCGCGCTTCGACCTGCCGCTGCTGTTCGCGGCGCAGGCCCAGAAGGAAGGCTATGTAAATGAAATCACGGCGCGAATCGATTCG